TCATGGCTATCGGTCTCGGTCAGGTGACACATAGAAGAACCACACACCTGCTACGCCACTCGCAGTGGTGGTTGGGTGATCGCAATGTGACAGGCATTGTCCGACGTCTACAGACGCATAAGCTGCTCAGACAAACCCGAGACGGGCTAGGGCGCTGGAGGCTGGAACTATGCAAATCCATCTGACCGACGAAGAACTTAAGGTGCTCATGGCCGCGCTCATGGGTCACGTCACGGTCAAAATCATTGACGGCAGTGTGCCCCTGGAAATATTTGTGGTAGGAGACCACTATGGCGAAATATCAACTGACTGACGATGAGTCCGTGGCGTTTGTCACGGCGCTCATGGGGGGCTTGACCTACGGTCCTGTCCCAAGCGAGGATGGGTACATGCGAGAACTTGGGTGGCGGCGCGGGGAACAGAGTATAGACCGCGAGATCAGGGCGCTGCTCGCCGCCAACGTGCTTGCGTATCCCCCAGGCTGGGCCGCAAGAGACATGAACAAGATGCCTCGCAGATTGGTGCGTGGTTCACGAGCGATTGACGAGGGAGAAGAGTGATGACCAGTACCGTAATGACACCTATGAGCAAAGCGCGTGGACAACTGCTGATCAAGCATGTGTTCTACGCGACGCTGGTGCTCAACACGCCGTTCATTGTGGACAACACGCTCCCCACGGCGGCGACTGACATGAAGAGCATCTTCTACAATGAGAAGTTCATCGCCAGCCTGGATACCGACACGGTGATGTTCGTCCTCGTCCACGAGGTGATGCATAAGATGTTCAAGCACGGCCTGCGGCGCGGCGGTCGCAAGCCACACATGTGGAACATCGCCTGCGACCACGCGATCAATCTGATCATGGAGAAGGGCGGCTTCAAACTGTGGCCGAGCTGTTATCATGACCACAAGTTCGAGGGCATGAGCGCGGAACAAATCTACATGATCATCGACGACGACGAGAAGCAGAAGGGCAACGAGGGCGACATCCCGATTGACGGCGGCTTCGGCGGCGACCTGCGCGATCCCGAAGACCTAGGTGACCCAGCGGCGGTGGCGCAGATCGAGCGCGCCATCCAGCAACAGGTGGCCCAGGCAGCGGCGGCGGCGAAGATGATGGGCCAAATGCCTGCGGGTCTCGATGCCATCGTGAACGGTGTGCTCAACCCGCCCGCGCCCTGGCAGCAACTACTCCAGGAGTATATGACCCAGGTCATGAAACTGGATGAGACCTGGGCGCGGCGCAACCGGCGCTTCGAGGACGTGATACTACCCACGCGGCATAGCGAGGGCATGGGGGAGTTGGTGATCATCGGCGACAGCTCGGGCTCGATGTCGGGATACTTCGCGCAGATCGAGGCCGAGGTGAACTATGTGCTGGAGCAGGTCAAACCGTCACTGACCCGCGTGGTCTGGGCCGATGACACGGAGGTGTCCCACGAGGAAGAGTTCGAGCCCGGCGAGCCAGTCAAGCTCCACCCCAAAGGGCTCGGCGGCACGGACATGCGCAAGCCCCTCAAGTACGTCGAGAAATACGACCCCGAGATCGTCATCTTAATCACGGATGGATACACACCTTGGCCGAAGAACGTCCCGTACAATCTGATCGTCGCGTGCAATACCTCCCAGCGGGTGCCGATTGGACGGGTGATCAGGCTCACCTAGCATCGTTCACGCTGGTCGCGTGGGTCGATACGGCCAGCAAGATTGTGGACATGGAGCTGCCGTTGCTGGGCTCGTTGGACATGATCTACGGGAGTACGTTTCCAGTCGGCCGCTGGGCCGTGGTTGAGTTGCGGCAGATAAATCTGTTGGAGAATGTCGAGCTGCGGGCGGTGTGCGTACTCGACATGTTTTCCGTGGCTGTGACAGGGATGGGTCCGCCCTTTTGCAGGTATCTCACGCCGATCAAGGTCTATGCGGACAGAGACCACGCGACTATGTCGATGGCGATGCGAGCATCGGCGACTGACCGTCAGGAGTTGCTGCGAAGCGACCAGTCCATGCGGATCGGGTACACCGAGTTCCGAGCGATGCGACAACGCCAATCTAGACGTGACTTCAACCAAGCGTTCAGTGCTTTCACCGCACGCGACGTTACCTAGTGGAGAACCTGTATGTCTATCGCGACTGATTGTATGCTTGTGAACTTGCATCGTGGCGCGTGGGAAGCGCGCAAGCTAGATAAGGAGAAGAGCCGCGAGGTGGCGGCCGACAGTGGCGCGGCCCCCGATGCGGTCAACGTCAACAAACTGATCATACCCAAGGAGGCGATGTCCAAGGTCAACGCCGCGAGTGGCGCGGTCTACAACCACTATATCCTGCACACCCTGCCGTGGAAGGACAACGGCGACCGGCTGCTGAGCCGCAAGGTCTACATGAAGTTCATCGCGGAGCATGAAGGGCTGGTGCATTTGCTCAACGCCGAGGCCGACAACTTCGCTTTCACGGTCTATCCTGGGTATCGCGCCCAGGCGCAGTTCCGCATGGCCGGGCTCTTCAGGGTCAATGACTACCCAGACCCGACCGAGGTGCGCGCCAAGTTCTATGCGCGCATGGAGATCGACGCGGTCACCGAGGCGTCGGACTTCCGCGTCAAGGTCGATGCCGAGCAGAGCCAGCGCATCCAAGCGCAGATCGAGGCGAACCTCAACACGCGTGTCGGCGAGGTCATGAACAAGGTGTGGGGCCAGCTATCCAAGGCGCTGGAGCACTACGCCGAACGCATGCGCGCGGACGGCCGGCTCTACGACAGTGTCAGGGACAACCTGATCGATCTCTGCGATATCCTGCCAGGGCTGAACATCCTCAATGACCCGAACCTTGCCAAGCTTGGCAAGGAGATCAAGGCGCGGCTGGCAGGCTACGACGTCAAGATGCTGCGCGACCCCAAGGTCGGCAAGGTCTTGAAGGAGCAGGCCGCGACCCAGGCGGACGAGATTATCGAACAGATGCGGGGGTTCATGACCGCCTTTGGGGTGGCCGACGCGGCCGAATGAGCTATACCCACTGTAACGGTTCAGCGAGGCTACGATGGGCAAGCAAGTTCCATACGACGGCGACCCCGTGGTCGAGATACGAGACCGGATGCGCAGGGTGGAGACGCGTCTCACTCGGTACATCGAGGCGCAAGGTATCGACACTCAGGCGCAGCGGCCGGAGTGGCGCGATGGGGAGATCGTCGCGCCCACGCTGGACGTCTCGCTGCGAGACTGCCTGGACGTGGTGCCGCATGACTGGAACCGCAACCACGGCGTGGTGATCACGCGCGACGGCGAGCGCGTCGCGCTGGTCTACTTGCGGTGATCTACTATACTGGCTTGTGACAGTCAGTCACAGAGCGCGCGTCAAGCTCCTTGTGGGTCCGCGCGTTCGGCGGTAAGGTTCGCGAGTTAATTGGAATGGGAGTGATTGATGCGCACACCTTTGGATTTCGCGCGCGAGTTTCTCACGAGGAACAAGCTTCTCCGCACACAAGGCAGTCTGGAAGTGATCATCGCGCAAGCCCAGACGGAAGCTTACACTCGTGGCAAAGTTGATGGCATGGCCATGCTCTTCGGCATGGCGCGCGACCGGGGCGCAAGTCCGCCAGCGCCCGGACAAGCCGAACTGTTCAGTGACCCGTGCGATGACCCCATGGGGCAGCCCGACCACCGGCACGCTTGAACTTCTGGACCATAATGCTATGCTATAATCTCTCGGAGGTTATAGCATGTATGAAGTTCAAAGGGGTGTCCCCATACCCAAGACGTTTCGGCCCGACCAGCCGAAGCGCATGTATCCTTTTCGCGAACTGGAGGTAGGCGACAGCTTCTTTGTCCCCGACCGCGCGAAGAATAACCTCATGACAGCAGCGTCTACCGAGGGCCGCAACCTCGGGTGGAAGTTCACGACCAAGCTTTGCTGGATGCTGAAGACATCAGACGGCTGGCGTAACAGTACACCAAAGTACCCTGGCGCGGTGCAAGGTATCGGGGTCTGGAGGATTAAGTGACGCAGCAGAGACTTAGACTGATGACTGATGGACGTGTGTATATCTGGCACTATGGCGGCTGGCAATTCATCGGGCGTATCCAGCGGTCTTACGAATTACGGCAGCGGTGCCACTGGCACACCCTAGGTACACCACATGATCTGGGATGACGACAAAGTCTGCGCGTTTGACTTTGAGACATCAGGCACGATCCCGGAGTATGCGCTCCAGCCGTGGCGGCTCAAGTCTGGCGACTTCTGGGCGACGTCCCTGGTGTGGGTCTGGCCCGAGGGCGGCGAGCTCCATGTGGACGGCGGCCTCAACCCTGACCGACCCATGATGGCGCGGTTCCTGGCCTTCCTGAAGTCCCAGGCGCGGCGCGGCGTGGGGTGGAACACCGTGTTCGATCTGAGCGTCCTGGCCGCCTACGGGTTCGAGGACGAGATCATGGGGCTGCGCTGGCTCGATGGCATGCTGATCTACCGGCACCTGGAGGTCGAGCCGGAGTACGAGATGACCCGCGCGAACAAGCGCTCGTTCGGGCTCAAGCCCGCCGTGGCGACGTTCATCCCTGACCAAGCCGGCTACGAGGAAGACATCGATTATCACGACCCGTCGCCCACGGCGCGCGCCAAGCTGCACGAATACAACGTCCGTGACAACATCTTCACGCTGCGGATCACCAAGAAGCTCTGGCCGCTGCTGACGCCGCGTCAGCTCAAGTCGGCGCTGATCGAGGCCGAATGCTTGCCTCTGGCGGCCCTGGCAAATCTGGACGGGCTGCTGATCGACACCCTAGCCTGCCAGAACTTGGTGCTGGACCTTAGCAAGGAGGCAGACGACGCGCTGATCAAGCTCCAGTGGTTTGGGGTCACCGAGGAAGTTATCCGGTCACCTAAGAAACTGGCAGCCTTGATGTTTGACCAGTGGCAGCTACCCGTGCTCAAGCACAACACGGGCAAAAAGAGCGGCATGGTATCCCGGTCCACGGATAAGGAAGTGCTGCACGAACTGTCGTTCATCGACCCAAAGGTGAGGACGCTGCGCATCTACCGCGAGGCGCTCAACAACCGCACCAAGTTCGCGGACGCCCCGTTGGCGAGCGTGGCATACAACGGCGACGGCCGGGCGCACCCCCTGGCTCGCGTGTTCGGCACATACTCGGGCCGGCTGACATACAGCTCGAAGCAGGGCAAGAACAAGGACGAACGCCAGATCGGGTTCGCGCTGCACCAGGAGAAGCGTGAGGCCAAGTTCCGCAAGATCGTCACGGTGCCCCCGGAGTACGATCTCATGGAGTTCGACGCTGCCGGCCAGGAGTTCCGCTGGATGGCGGTCAAGACCGGCGACACGGTCATGATGCAGCTGTGCATGCCCGGCGAGGACGCGCACGCGTTCATGGCGGCAAGGGTCACTGACCAGGACTATAAGCCCCTCATGGTCGCGGCTAAAGTCAAGGAGAGCAAGGCGTGGTGGGACAGATATCTGGGTAAGGTCGCCAACCTGTCACTCCAATACCGAACATCCGCACCTAAGTTGCGCACGGTAGCTCGGGTACAATATAACTTGCCAATGCAGCTGCCACAAGCTAAGCTCATACATGTGGTGTATCAACGCACGTACCGGGAGGTTCCGAAATATTGGCAAGCCCAGATCGCACTCGGGAAGAAACTCGGCTATGCCGAGACACTAGCGGGTCGGCGCGTCAAGGTCATGGGTGACTGGGGCGCCATGGGCTGGAGTATGGGCTCGACGATGATCAATTACCCGGTGCAGGGGACCGGCGCGGATCAGAAGTATCTGGCCTTGATGGTGATCAAGGACTACGTCTGGTCCATCGGCGCGAGGTTTAAATGGGACTTGCATGACGGCATCTACTTACAGGTGCCCAAGACCAAGACGAAGGAGGCGGCTGTGACGATCAAGCACATGCTCGACAACCTCCCATACAAGAAGGCATGGGGCATTGATCTGCCGATACCCATGCCATGGGACTGCAAGATTGGTCCGACGTGGGGCGGACTGAGGGACTATGACTTCGAGAAGTGAGGACAAATCAATGGCGATCAAACTGTACTTCGAGAATATCGCGACGGGCACGAGGTTCGAGGTGCTCAGTCAGAACGCTGACAATACGATCACCATGAAGAGTGAGTACGGCACGTTCACTGAGGCGTACTCCAAGGCGCGGTTCCGGGAGCTGGGCTACAAGCTGGTCAGGCTCGAAGCGCCCGAGGAAGCGAAGGCTGACGCCGATGAGTGAGCCTGATCTCATCCCCTGGCCGGCGTGGCTCCCGCGCAAATACGGCGAATGCGTGAAGAAAAAGAGCGGCGCGGACTGGCACGGCGTCATCTGCGGGTGGTATCGTACCGACCTGACCGAGGTGGGGTACGCGGTGAGAAGCATCTACGAACGGAACGCGGTGCAGGTGTTCCCTGCAAGCGCGCTCGTGTCCATGGAGAGACCAGATGCCGAGCAGTCCGGGGTACGAGCGGAACTATAAGGAAGAGGCCAAGACGGCCAAGGCTCGGGGTGAGCAGGGCACCGGGCATGACAGTGGCGAGGCTATCCGCGCACGCGCGCGTCGGCTGGCGATCAAGAAGGGCATGATCAAGCCGGGCTCGAAGCTCGACATCGATCACAAGAAGCCGCTGGTGAAGGGCGGGGCCGCCACGGACTTGTCCAACCTGCGGCCTCGAACCCAGCACGCGAACCGATCTTATCCACGAACGCCTGGAGCGGGGATGAAATGACCGGAGGCTCACGTGTGGTATGTCTATAGACTTCCTGGTCAGTTCACCGGCTGGGCGCTCGCCACTCCGATAAAAGTCTATTACCAGCGGATCATGGACCGCCCGATGCAGGAGGCCAAGAACACCCGGCTGGTCAAACGGATCGGTCTCGATCTGGTGACCGCCACGTGGACGGCGAAACAGGTAGGATGGAACGGCGAAGTGCTGGGCGAGGTACACGTCATCACGATCCCCAAGTTCGATGGGCTCACTCACGGCTTCGCGTGGAAGCAGCCGCACCTGGGCACCACATTCCTGGCCAGCCCCATGGACATGTTGTATCTGCACGACGACGTGGACTGGGACGCGTTCACTGACAGTGAGGCGTTGACCCGCGCCAAGAACAGCCTTACCGGCGTCGAGCCGGCGACCGTCCGGCGCACGTCGTGGGTGACCAGCAAGAACGGTAACCAGACCATGACCCATGGGCTGCATCGGTTCACTGTGTTTAAGAACAGGCGCCGCGTCTTCGGTGTGGTGGTCAGTGACGCCCATGACAAGAAGTGCTTCGGCAAGGACTGCCCGACCGAGCAGGAAGCCATGAACTACGCGGACGAGAACGTGGAAACGTTGAAGAAGGCGTGCAAATGACCCGCGATCAGGACATGTTCAGTTACACGCTCGATGAACTTCAGGCGATTGTTGACAAGGGTATCGCGCTTGGGAAAGAGATCGATTATCTGATCCTCACCAAGCCCAGGAACACCGTGACCATGGGGATGGTGATCACGGCTGTGGCGTATCTGTTCGCGACGCGAGCAGAGGACAAGAACCATGTCGCACTCTTGGCCAGGGACATCGCCACCGCGATCAACTCACTGCACGACCAAAGGACACCACGCAAATGAAGCATATCATGATAGACCTGGAGACGATGGGCCAAGCGCCGGATGGCGTCATCATATCCATCGGCGCAGTCAAGTTCGACCTGAACCTAGACGCATCCACTCCGATCTATGACGAGTTCCACGTGGGCATCCACCCACATGTTCAGACGACCTTCAAGCGCACTTTCGATGCGGACACAGTGCTCTGGTGGCTGAACCCGGATCGCGCCGAGGCGTTCGCCAAGTGGACGGCGTTGGAGAAGGTTGATCTCGTCTCCGCGCTCGATGGGTTCTGTCAGTGGGTCGGCAGCGAGCCGCACTGCGTTTGGGGCAACGGCGTGTCGTTCGACAACGTCATCCTGGGCTCCGCGCTCAAGGCGGTCGGTCTTGAGCAGCCCTGGCACTGGGGGAGCGACCGGGACTTCCGCACGCTAAAGAGCCTCGCGCCAAGGAACCTCGAACCCAAGCGCGCGGGCGTCGTACACGATGCGCTAGACGATGCACGGCACCAGACACTGTGGTTGCTGGAGATCGCCGCGCACCTGAACGTGGCCTTGTAACGGCACGCCTTGTGCCAGTCCATTGACTTGTGACATTCCGTCACAGAATACTGGAGAGCGTAAATGAATACCATGGAGATTGTAAACTGGGCGTTCGAGAAGGCACTTGAAGAGCGGAACGCCTTGCACGACATGATCATACAACATGACGTCCGCACCCAGGAAGCCAAGCCTGAACAGCCGCACACCATCGTGCGGTTCACGGATGCCCCGGTCACGAACGCGCCCCAGGCGTCGCCTCAACCCAGGAGCGAGGCGGCGGCGAACAAGGGCTGGCCGGAGGCCGAGGCCAAGAAGCCTGAACATCCTTGGGACGTCTACGCACCCCCGTCACGAGACAACCCGCTGGGGCAGACTGCGCGGTGTGTGATCTCTGATCTTCAAGCTAGGTTGGATGAGGCGCGCGCTGAGATGCATAGCGCGTACAAGTCCCGCGCCGAGGCGATCAATCAGCGTGACGCGGTGCGCGATCTGAACACGGTGCTCGAAGTTCGCAACCGCACGCTGATCAAGAAGCTCCAGACCATCGAAGTGGCTGTCCTGAGCGACTGACCTACTATACTGGGAGCTAGTTATGCCGGCGATTATTGGTGTCGATAAACCCGTCCGGCATAACATCCGGCTGCTCCGCAGGATGCGGGATATTCGGATCGAGGCGAGAGTGAGTCACTTGGCGCTTGGCGCGCTGATTGGTGTCACGGACAGCACGATCTCCAGGTGGGAGTGTCACCGTAACACTCCTACCATTCTCAACTTTGAAGCCTGGGCCAACGCCCTGGGATACGACGTTATGCTCGTTAAGCGGAGACGCAAAAAGTGACGACGCCACTGCCATGGAGCCATAGCGCGCTCGAAGATTTCAAGAACTGCCCGAGGGCCTACCACGACAAGCGGGTCACCAAGCGCTTCCCGGACGTCAAGAGTGAAGAGCAGTTGTGGGGCAGCAACGTCCACAAGGCGTTCGAGGATCGGCAGGCGACGCGCACGCCGCTGCCGCTCGACCTACAAGTCCACGAGAAGTATATGCTGAAGATGGAGAAGTGGCCCGGCATCTCGTTCACTGAGACGAAGATCGCGCTCGACCGCCGCGCAAGGCCGTGCCATTACTTCGCGGCGGACGCCTGGTATCGCGGCGTCACTGACTATCAGAAGATCGACAAGGAGAGCGGTCTCGGACGGCTGGTTGACTATAAGACCGGGAAGAAGAAGGAGAAGTGGGAGCAGCTGATGATAAACGCTATCCACATGTTCACCAACTTCCCGAACATCAAGCTGATCGATGCGCGGTTTTACTGGACCGTGGATCAGACCGAGAGCCGGAAGGTCTGGGCGCGCGATGAAGTGCCCATGCTGTGGGCGCCGTTCATAGGCGACCTGCGGCAATATGCCGAGGCATTCAAGTCCGACGTCTGGCAGCCCCGTCCGTCAGGTCTCTGCAACGGTTGGTGCCTGTCAACTGATTGCTCGTTCTGGAGACCCAAGAGGGCGAAATGAGCCTGAACTTCCCAAAACCCATGAAGGTTACACACCGATGAGCCCGATGCCCAAACGCAAACGTGAGACGCCCCTGGAGAGCGGGGTCAAGGACAAAATCAAGAAGCTGCTCGAACAGCACGACTGGTTCTGGTGGAACGTCCCCATGAACGCGTACGCCGCTGCCGGGATCAGCGACATCCACGCGGTCAAGACCGGCATGTTCATGGTCATCGAAGCCAAGCGCAGCGACAAGCACCATCCGACTGTGGCGCAGAAGGGCTTCCTGGCCACCATCGCCTCACACGATCACTTCGCGTTCGTCGTGGACGGCGACAATCTGCATTGTCTCGAACAGTTCCTGGGGGCGTTGGATCGTGCCACGGCAGCGCAGCGCAAGAGCCAGCAGCCCACGCCCGAGGACGGCGCGATGATGCTCGACTGCATTCGCGCAATGACGCGGAAATACTAGGAGGTTGATATGGAGGTCATGTTGACACGATTTGCCCAGGCGCTGGGGATCGCGGCGCTTATCATGCTCGGGCTATTCCTCGTTGGCAAATTCGACAAGGCTCACGCCGAAGACGCCGCCATCGGCGACAGCATCGCGCTCGGCACGGGGCGCGCGCTCCATGTGCATACCTTCGCACGAGTAGGCGCGAGCAGCTGCTGGGTGCTGGCGCACATGCCTCGCCGACAGTTCGAGCATGTCGTGATCTCGGCAGGGATCAACGACGCCCCTGGGCGCTGCGTGCGCCTGATCCTTGCGCAGGTCAGAACCCGCGTCATCGTCGTGATCTTGCCGGCACCGATCAATTCGGCTCGGGCGCACGTCGAAGTCGCGGCAGTCCAATATGGCGCGTACCCGATCAGCTATGCGTGTAAAGGCGGATGCACGACGACCAACTTCCACCCTGGGTCATACACCCAGGTCGCTCGGGACGTGCGCAACATCTGGGATCGGCGATAATTCATGTACCTGCATGCCCCAACCAAGTCGGTCGTGCTCAAGGCGGCGGACCCGTTCCTGATCCGCTCGCTGCTGCCCGGTCATAGCAGGCTCATCAACCACCCCGACTGCAACGTTACGGTCAGGCACACGCTGGAGACGACCCGGCTCTTGCGGAACATCGGGCTCGATGTCCCCAGCCCGATCATCAGTCAATACGACTGGCCAGGGAAGTACACGCCGTTCGCCCACCAGCGGGTCATGGCGGACTTCCTGACCACGATCACCAAGGGCTTCAACCTAAGTGAGATGGGTGTGGGCAAGACCTACGCAGCTCTCTGGGCGGCGGACTATCTCATGGCGGTCGGAGCCATCAAGCGCGTGGCGATCATCACGCCTATGTCAACCATGGACACCGTCTGGAAACAGGACATCTTCGATCTGCTCATGCACCGGACATGTGGGATCGCCCACGGCACGATGAAACGACGACTGGAAGTCCTGAACACCGACCTGGATTTCTACGTCGTCAACCACGACGGGATCGCACTGCCCGACGTGGCGCGACTGGTGCGTAAGCGCAAGGATATCGATCTGATCATCGTGGACGAAGTCTCGATGTTCCGCAACTCGAAGATCGATAAATACAAAATGCTCCAGTGGGTTATGGAGCGGAAGAGGCGGCTCTGGTGCATCACCGGCACGCCATGTCCGAACGCGCCGACAGACGCATGGGCTCTTGCACGGCTCGTGGATCCAGCCAGGGTGCCGAAATGGTTCGGGTCGTTCCAGCGCAAGACGATGGTCGCTGTCAGTGAGCACAAGTGGGTGCCGCGCGCCGGGGCCAGTGAGATGGCCTACGACGCCATGAAGCCCGCCGTGCGCTTCCTGAAGAAGGACTGCCTCACGCTGCCGCCCGTGGTTGTGGAGAACCGTCAGACATCACTGACCGCCGAGCAACGCACCAAGTTCAAGGAGATGAAGAACGAGATGGCCATGTCGGCCGGCGTGGGCACTATTGACGCCGTCAATGCCGCCGACAAAATAAATAAGCTGCGCCAGATTTTGTGTGGATCGGTCAAGGATGCGGCGTCTGGCACCTACATCTTGTTGGATCATGGCCCGCGCCTGCGCGAGCTGGAGGCCGCAATCGACGAAGCCAACGCTAAGGTGATTGTCATCGTGCCGTTCAAAGGTATTATCCAGGCCCTCGCGAAGGAGCTGACGCAGGATGGGTACACGGTCGGGGTTCTTAACGGCGACGTATCACCCAGGGTCAGGGACCACACTATCGGGCAGTTCAAGCATGAGGCCAACCCCACGGTGCTGCTCTGCCACCCCAAGGTCATGTCGCATGGGCTGAACCTGACCGTCGCGGACACCACGATCTTCTACGCGCCGATCTACTCGAACGATGAGTACGAGCAGGTCGTCGAGCGGTTCAACCGGGCTGGACAAACCCGGAAGATGACGATACTAAGGTTGGCGGCTGACCCGTTGGAGTGGGAAATTTATCGGATGGTTGATAACAAAAGGTTGACACAGAAGTCCATACTGGACCTGTACGCGACTATCACTCACTGAGGCGCTGCCATGGCCGTAGACTGGGAGAAGATCGTCCGCGTTCACAACAGGATCAAAGCGGAGTTGTCGGAAGAGCAGCGTAAATGGGAGGACACGGAGGCCAAGCTGAAGGGTAAGCTAGAAGAGATCACAAACTTCATGCTGTCGGCTCTCAACGAGAGCAACATGGATAGCGTCAAGACCGCCGCAGGTACATTCTATCGCTCCGAGAAGCTCGTGCCCACGGGCGCGGACTGGGGAGCGTTCTATAGATGGGTCGCAGAGAACGACGCCTTCGACGCGCTGGAGCGGCGCATCAAGGCGACGTTCATCACGCAATACATGGCAGACCACGACAACGCTTTGCCGCCCGGCGTGTCTGTGTTTCGGCAATACAAGGTTGGCGTTCGCAAGAACTAAGCGCAGGAGTTTATAATGGCCAAGGGTACAGCAGTCGCAGCATTCGATCCCGGAGCGATGCCGGCACATATCGCCGCGTTCCTGGACGATAAGCAAAACAACAACATCGTGGACCGTGGATCAGTTCCGACCCTCACCACGTCCGGCAAAGGCACGTGGGTAATCGCGTTGAACGGCGAGAAGACCGTGCTCACCCGCAAGAACGAGGACGGCGACGACGTCAACGTGACGCTCGTCCGAGCCATCATTCTCGACTATGCCAAGGACCGTGGCAGAGCCTATTACGAGGGCACCTACGACCCGGCCAAGGTGTCCGCGCCATTGTGCTGGTCGGACGACGGCAAGAAGCCCCACGCCTCCGTGGAAGAGCCGCAGCACAAGACGTGTGATGGCTGCCCGAAGTCGGTCAAGGGGTCTAGGGTGACCGATCAGAACAAGGCCGTCACGGCCTGCGCGCAGCACCGCATGGTCGCGGTCGCCATCGCCAACAAGCTCGACGTCCTCCCGGCGCTCCGGCTGAAGCTGGCGATCACCTCGGACTGGGACAAGGACAACAAGGAAGAGCAAGCCCAAGGCTGGTATGCGTTCCGGCAATACCTGGATTACCTGCGCTCGCGCGGCATCAGCAATACCGCCGCCGTGATCACCAAGATCAAGTTCGACAACAGTGAGACCTACCCCAAGCTGCTCTTCAGCGTGGCCGGCTGGAACACCCCCGAGGCCCTGGTGCGGGCGGTGGAGCTTGCCAAGGAGGACGAGACCCAAAAGCTGCTCACTGGCTCCTGGACGCCGGCCGGCGCGGACGGCAAGGCCACCGAGACCGCGAAGGCGTTGCCGCCTGACGAGGACGACCAGGACGGCCCCGCGCCGGCCCCGGCTCCCGCTAAGACCGGGAAGGCCAAGCCCGTTGCCAAGGCCCCGGCCGCGCCCTCCGACGATGACGATGATGCCGACCAGGACGTGATCCCGCCGTCCAAGCCGTCACCCAAGGCGGACGCGGCCAAGCCGGTCAACGCATCGGCCGCCACCGCGAACCCGAAGCGCGCTGCGGCGGCAGCCGCTGCTAAGGCTGCGGCCGAGGCGGCTGCTAAGGCTGCGGCTGAAGCTGAGCGGCTTGCCGCCGATGCGGATGACGAGGACGAAGCCCCTCCCGCTCCGGCCAAGCCTGGGAAGGCCAAGGCCGCCGCTCCGGCCCCCGCGCCCACGGCGGTGCCGAAGGGTGTCGAAGACCTGCTGAACGACTGGGGCGACGAATAGGCCCGAGCGCTCGGTCGCCCAAGGGTCGTTCTAGTCTCTGCGCCCTGGCCTCGGCTGGGGCGCAGTCTTCTCAGGAGGGTAACATGCCGGACGTCATCTTTCCGCACGCCGCATACGACGTAGTCGTCAACGAGACTGTGGCGCAGCTGCGGCAGCTGGGGACACTCAAGGGCGGCGAATACGCGGGCGACCTGGATCGCCTCGCCAATTTTCGCCGCAACGCTCGCGACATGGGTCTACCCATGGAGACGGTCTGGCGCGTCTATATCGCCAAGCACTGGGACGCGATCTGCCAATACATTCTGGACATCCAGAACGGTAAGACCCGCTCGCGGCTTGAACCCCTAGAGGGTCGCTGCGACGATATGATTGTGTACCTGATCTTGTTCAAGTGTATGTTGATTGAGCGTCAGCGCGACAACGGGTGAGGGCGCTCTTGATGAACATGCGCGAATTTCTGACGGCGGTATGGCCTGACGAGGGGCCGTACTGCATCGCCACACCGTACACAATCCCAGGGACCGAGACGGTCACCTACGCCCATCATGTCACTGAGACCATCAACGACGCGGTCAAGTTCGCACGAGGCAAACGCGAGACCACTAATCTCTTCTTCGCGATCCACACATTGCGCCACGCGAAAGTCTGGAACCCCGCCAAGAAGAACCGCAAGACCGGAGAAACCGGCGCATATGAGGTGCGCACGCACGCCAACATGAAGGCTGCGCGCGCATTCTTCTTCGACCTGGACGTGGGTCGGACCACGGACCAGACCACCAAGTATGCGACGCGCGAGGACGCGCTCAGTGATCTCGCGCGCTTCCTGTTCCTGACAGGTCTCCCTGATCCCTTGGTGACATCCTCGGGCGGCGGCTTCCATGTCTACTGGCGCATCGCGGACGCGCTTGACTCACTGACCTGGAAAGTCACTGCCGCGCGGCTGCACGGTCTGGCTCGCCACTGCGGGATGCGCCACGATCCCATGCGCACGACGGACCAGTCGAGCGTGCTGCGGATCGCCGGCACGTACAACCTCAAGACAGATACTCGACGTCCCGTTGAGGTTCTGCACCAGGGAGTGGAGACAGCAAATGCAGCGTTCATCGAGCGAGTTAAGGTACTGGCTGCTCGGCACAACGTCACTGACAACGTTGCGCAGCCCCGTCCAGCACTTACTGGACCGCATCCAGGCGTGGTCATCCCCAACAACACGCGAGTAGCCTACTCCGGCAAGGTCTCGACCATGCGGGAGCTTTACGACGCCTGCGAGCACGTGCGCGATTACGTCACGGCGCGCGGCAACGTCACTGAGCCCGCGTGGTACTCCACCATCGGACTGATACAATTCGTCAAGGACGGGCCAGCCTACGTTCACCGGCTGAGCCGGGGGCACACCGGCTATAGCCCCGCGTCCACGGACGCCAAGCTGGCGCAATACAACGCCAACTCGGACGGGCCGCCAACCTGCGCGACGATGGACGCGAAGTGCGGCGGTGGCGCTTGCGCGCGATGCCCCGTCGCGGGCCGGGGCGCTAACCCGCTGATCATCACCCAGCAGGTGAGCAAGTCCTCGCCGGCCACCGCACCGCCCACGATCTCGTTGGCGGTCTCTCAGGCCGTGCCTGCGGCTAGCCTCATTGACCCGCCCAAGCCCTACACCCGGACGAAGAAAAGCACGATCATCGTCACCAAGTGGAAAGACAACCCATCGGGCAGCGGCCCCAAGGTGTCCGAGGACACGGTCATCGTCCCGTACGACATGTTTCCGATCGCTGCATTCAAGCGCACCAAGATAGAGCCGGCGTTCTCCACATGGGTCGTCGGCCTGCCCCATGAAGGGCAGATGATATTCGACATCACGGCCAAGGGGGTCATCGACCAGCGTCAGCTTGCCGCCGAGCTGGCGGATCACGGTGTGCATATCGACCCGCGTAACTTACCTGAAGTGAGGAATTTCATGGTCGCCTACATCCGCGCGCTGCAAGAGACCCAGCGCTCCAACCAGCAATTCGATCACCTTGGATGGACCCAGGATCGCAGCAAGTTCGTGTTGCCCAAGAAAGTTCTATCGACGGACGGCACCGAGCAGCCCGCCGTGCTTAGCGCCATCGCGAAACCCGCCGAGCAATGGATCAAGCAGCGCGGCAATATCGCGGCGCAGGTCCAGGCGATGAAGTTCTACGCCTCGGACGAATATTTCCCGTCGCAGTTCGCTGTACTCTGCTCGCTCGCGAGTGTGCTATTTTGCTACACCGACCTGGGCGGCGTGATCGTCAGCCTCTACGGCGATAGCGGCGGCTCGAAGTCCTCGACGCTCTATGCCGGCGCGTCGCTATGGGGTCCGCCCACCCAGTACGTGCTGGACGCGACACAGGACGGCTCGACGGTCAACGCGCGCAACGATCAGGTCACCACGCTCGCCAACCTGCCCGTGTTTCACGACGAGATGACGACGATGACGCCCGAGACCGCCAAGGATTTCGCGCTGCACATCAGTCAGTTCCGCGAGAAGACGCGCATGAAGTCGGACGCCACGATCCGGCCGTCACGCTCCGAGGACAAATCCCTGATCGCCGTGGTCAGTACGAACATGTCACTGTACCAGATGCTGTCGATCAACAACACGGCGGGCGTCGCGGGATCGATGCGTGTGTTTGAGATCATGATGCCCCTGGTTGATCGCACACAGAAGCCCCAGGCCGACGCGTTTATCTCCGCGATCAACGAGAACTGCGGCTGGATCGGTGAGACCTTCCTGCGGGGCATCATCACCTCCATGCCGGCCGTCGCTCAGGCCGTCCGAAACTTCCGGGCGAAGTTCGACCTGAAGTACAACATCGCCGGGTCCGAGAGGTTCTGGTCCGCCGTGATCGCCGCCGTGGTGATCGCCGGCCGGATCGCCGTGCGTAGCGGCCTGCTGGCGTTCGACATGACGAAGCTCCTGGACTGGATCGTCAACGTGCAGCTGCCCCATATGCGGGGCATCATCACCGAAGAGGTGGATCAGTCCGAGCCGATTGGCGTGATCGCCAACTACCTGGAGCATATCAACGGCGATATCATCCGGGTCAGCCATAAGAGCGCCGTGGGCAACACCGCGTTCGCGGAGCACACGCCGCTGCGCGAGCTGAAGGCGCACCTGGAGATCGAGGCCGGCATGATCTACGTGCGCAAGGACGCGTTCAGGAGCTGGTGCATCAGGGATAGCCGGAACCCACTCAGTGTGCTCAACGCGCTGGTGGCGCAGAAGATCGTGACACGGCCCAACGTCAAGTATGTGCTCGGACGGGGCACGCCCCTCGCCAAGGCGCGGACGACGTGTTTCGCGATAGACATCACCGACAGCCGCATGTCCGGTATCGCGCAGGCCGTGACCGCCCCGGCCAGTGCGCCGTCCGCGCACAATGTTGTGACAATCGGTCACAAGAAGAAGGCCGCCCCGTGAAGGACGGCCCAGTCTGGCAGACATCACCGTCGCCAGATTTACCGCATCCCCATGCCGGGCGCGACACCCATCGGGCTCGGCGCACCGGGTAGCGCCCCAGGCTGCGCGCCGCCCTGAAGCGTCTGCATCGCCGCCAGCGCTTGCGCGAGACCTTTGGGCGGTGGCTTCCCTGCCACCTTGGCGGTGCCCTTGGCGAGCTTCTGCGGCGACATGCCGCCCTTCTTCATGGCGTTGCCCACGGCGTTGGCCTTGGCGATCTTGTCGCGACCCATCAGTTCGGCGGCGTGCGTGTTGAGCACCGCCTCTCCGGGTGTGAGCATCGCCGGCACCGTGTCCGTGTCGCCCTTCGCGGGAGCCTTGCCGGGAACCATCGGGGTGCCCTTGGCGTAAAAGCCGGGCTGTTTGGGATCGGCGAACCCATCACCCAGTGACCCAGCGCCGGGCAGCTGCCCGCCACCGCCCTGACCACCGAGAAGCTGGATGCCCGAGCCCGCTGGTCCGAACGATCCCGCGCCGAGCTGCTGCCCGTTCACGTTGCCGCCACCTGTCATGATATGGTGCATGAGCGCCGCCGTCGCAGGGTGCAGCGTGTCCCCACCCGTGCTCGACGCCGCAGGGCCGCCAGGGTTCGTGGAGTACCCTGTGTTGGCGTCTCCAAAGACGTTGGTGAACCCAAGGGCCTGGATGCCGCTCTCGGTGCCGTAGAGGCCGGCACGCGCGCCACTCTCCCGCGCCCCCGCGCCGCTCGCCTGGATCGACGCCTGGGCCAACGGGTCGAGCGTGCCGGCGCGGACGTTGGTCTCGTTGGCGCTCGCGGTGCGCAGAGCGTTCTCGCTTGCCGTGGAACTGGGGATCGCGTTGGCCTGGGCGGTCTCCAGGTTGCCACGCGCGTTGGCCTCCTGGCGCATGATGTCGTATTTCTGCTGGAGGAACCCCTCGAAACCTGCACCGGGCATATCAATCTCCTTAGACGCTAGAATTATAGTTCGTGTTGGTGCTCGTGCTGCTGCTGGTGCTGGTGGAGAGCACGTCGCTCTCGGACAGCGACCAGTTCGAGTTGTTGGACCAGTGTACCGCGTTCAACGCCGCCGCGCCAAGTTGAGCCGCCGTCTGGATGCCCGCCTTGTTGGCCTCGATCACGAGGTTCTTGGCCGCGATGTAGAGCTGGCCGTTCGCCTCGGCCGCCTTGACCGCCACCTCGGTGATCGCCTCCTGCTCACGCACCACGGCTTCCCACTGGTTCGTCAGCACCTGATTGAAGGACGTGACGGCCTGCACCTCCGCGCCATACTCGGCCACGGCGGATTGATTGAACTCCGACGCGGCGCGGGCCTGCTCCACCATCGCGCCTAGCGCCGCCTTGTAGCCGTCGAGCTGGGCCTCGTAAGCCTTGATCTCTCCCTCGAACTGGGCCACCAGGGCGTTGGCCGCGCCGATCCCCGCCTGCACCTGGGCGGCGTAGGCGTCCACCTGCGTCTTATATGCCTGCTCAATGGCGGTCTGCGCCTCCACGCCAGCCTTGTAGCCTTCCACCTCGGCGGTGTAGGCGTTCACTGTGCTCACGAACGCCTGGATTTGAGCCGCGAAGGTATCGACCTTCAACTTTTCGACCTGCGCCTGGACCTGGATGATCTCGACCTGGGTCTTGTAGACTTCGAGCTGGGCCTCGGCCGCCTCCACCTCGGTCTTGTACTGGGTCACGATGGCGGTGTTGATCTCGGCCTTGGTCTGCTCGAACGACACCTCGGCCTTGAGCTGCTCGATGTAAAGCTCCAGCCCCCGGATCGCCGCGTTGAACGCCTCGATGCTCGCCTTATAGCCCTCGATCTGCGCGGCGTAAGCCTGCACCTGACCGTTGTAGATCGCGACCTGTGCGTCAGTGACATACTTGGCGGCGTCGAACTGCCGCTGGCAGATCGCGTTGTAGTAAGTGATCAGCTGGCCTTCGAGCTGCACCGCCAGCTCACGAGACTTGGTCACGTTCTCCAGTCGCAGCTCTGCCTGCTTGACCATGATGTCGCGCGACAGCCCAGCGGTCGTGTACTGGGTCTCATTGTAAATCTTGAGCCTGCTGTCGATGAACGCACCGGGCGGCAGTGCGTAACCCAAGGTCTCGATGTCGCGCTCCAGCGCTGCGATGGCGTCAGCCTGGGCGCGCAACTCACGCTCTCGCGCGGCGTCCCACATGGCCTGCTGGACGCTGGCGCTGAGACCGATATCGGTATCGTCAGTGAGCGCACTGGCGATCTCGGCCTGCACGAGCGATAGCTCCGTGCTGGTGTAGAACGCCTTCTCATTGTACGCGACGATGGACGGCGCGAGTAGCGTGAACGGCGGGATCACGCCCTCGAATGTCGGGATGTCAATGGGCGTGAATTGCAGGTCTTTGATCGACAGCAGCGCCGGAACGTCCGGCAGATTGATCGCCACGGTCGGATATTCATAATTGAAATTGATGGGCGGCGCGGGCGGCGTCTGCCCGCTGAACGACTGTGGCGCGGCACCGAAGTTGAGCGTGGGCGCGATCCCCGTGAACGGCCCCGGCAGATATTGCGTGATATTCAGTGACCCACTGAACGGCGCGGGTTGTAGCGGAACGCCCCAGGTCACCTGTTGCAGCGCCGGAGCGCCGACCTTGTGCTCCGTGGGTGGAGAGGGGATCGTCGGGAACGTCGGGCTAATCGAAGGTGGCACGATGTTCGCGGCGGCCTGCTCCAGGTCCACCGCGTACGACTGGACGAGGCTCATCATCTGGCCAGCGATGGCCGTCGCGTCGCCAACGTTTCCCCATGTCGGGATGCCACCAAGTGCCGTCATAATCTCGCCCTCAAGGTGTGGGGATCGTTACCACGTCGTAGGGGCTAAATCCAGGCGGCGGCGTGTACTTGGTCGTCTTGGCGTAGCGCACCTTCATCCGAGTGTGCCCAAAGCGTGCCGAGCACGCCGGGTAATATTTCGTGTCCTTTGCCGTGCCGTCGAGGTAAGTGACCGGCGCGAGCTTCGTCCCCGGCGTCTTATCCGTGGGCGCGGAGTTTTCCCACCACTTGCCGTTGCGGCCGAACCACACCTTGCGGGTGGCCGTGTCCACGGCGATCATATAAATGTCCCCCCGGCTGATCGACCCCATGTCCATGCCTGTCCAGCAGCCGTTGCGGAGAACGCCGTTCACCGTGTTGCCGATGGCCACGTCATTGGACGAGAAGAGTGTGCTCGCGAGTTTGTCCCCCCGGCCCTTGATCACCCAAGCGTGCTCGCCAAGCTGATTGATCCCGGAGGGCATCTTATAATCCGGGCCTCCCTCCGCGCAGTAATCGTCGTAGGTGAAATCCGGTCCCTGAAATACATCTCCGATAAGGTTGTAGTTCGCCGTGGTGCTGTTCTTGGTGCTGCCAGGAATGAACGTGATCATGCCCCATGCGGCATAGACACGAACACTATTATAGAACTGGCCGGCGTAGCCCCAGTTGTAGCTGACATCTGTCATCGTCCCGAGCGGACCCTCGGTCTCGGCGTTCAGTGGCCACACATTATCGACGTCGTAGCCGCCGTTGATCTCCTGAGCGCCGGGCGGGTAGTTCGGGAGCCCGTTGTCGAACGCGTAATACGCCCCCTTGGGGTCAAAAAAGATGCTCGTGTGCGCCGCCTGGAGCGTCTGGAGCGCGCCGAGCGGGAATGTCGTCTCGTCCGCGAAGATGTAGGCGTAGGGGTTTTCCCGAGGGCCGGACAGCATCACACCCGCGCCCTGGATGCCCACGATCCAATAATGGCCGCCCACCGGCAGTTGCACGGTCTTATCCGCGTCGGTCCTGGATTGTGGGTTGAGGCACTGGTACGTCGTCAGGCCCGAGACCAGCGTTGAGATGCCATCGGGACTGGTGTCGAGAATTTGGCTCCCTACAGAACTCGCCCAGGAGCTGCTGTAGAGCGAGTAAGTGTCCCGGAAGTCCGTGGAGTACACGGTGTTCTTCATCACGTATCGACCGTTGGTCCATACGCTGGCGTTATAGTTCGTGTACCTATTCTTCGCTGGCACGAGCCCGATTGATCTCGGGGCCATGGGCGCATCTTGCCAGTCGCAGCCGATGACGCGCCCATACGCGACAGTGTTTTTCTTCCAGGATTTATCGACATAGTAGTCGGGCACCACACCGATCACAGGTGTGAGGAACGTGTCAAGATCGTTCGGAAAGAGGTACGATATCGACGCCGGAGAGATGTTGTATAGGTCAGTGGACAGCGTCGAACCGTCCGCGTCCCCAGGTGTCGTGACGATGGTCGCTGGCGCGGAGCCCCTGGGGATGACGTCGATCTCCACCTCGAAATACACCTGCCCGCTGATCGGTGCGATGCAGATGCCCGATGCACCCACGGCGTCGGCCTGGGCGTCACCTGCGGCGTCATCCGCGTCCCATGCGTAGGCCCCCCACGACGGTGGCGCGGGTGGCGGAAGCTTTATGGGGAACACCGTGAATGGCACGTCCACCACGAACACGCCGCTGATGTCCAGCGAGCCGCCCGACGTCGGCGCGTTTGTGGGCTTGACGTCAATCTCGATGATCTCCTGGCCACTGCTGTTTGTGTACGAGATCGTGAGCTGGTCCAGGACGATGCGCTTCGCCCAGAACGTATCCTGGTTCTGATCCACCTGCTGGCGCTGTCCCTGGATGAACGAGTGCAGCACGCCGGCCTGGGCCGTAATGATCGCCTCTACCGCCTGGGCGCGGGCCTCGCTGGTCGCATCGCTCCAGCCGTCCGCTGTAGGCGTGATCGTGATCCGCACCTGTGGGGGGGTTCGCCGGGCCTGCCGGCCGTCCAGCGGCACTCGGTAGTCGGGAGCGAACAAGGTTCATACCCTCCGCTTACCCACCATCGGCACAAACTCAATGCTGTCCAGATCGAAATCCGGCCCGGTCGAGATCAGTTCCCACTGGAAATACCGCGAGCGCAGACCCTTGCCGATGTTGACCTTGGTGGTCATTAACCCTGGCTGGGAGTTGAACTGGTAGAGATAATCCCGGCCATCCCCTGCGGACAGCTTGAGATAGAACTCACCCTGGCCACGCATGCCGATGTAAACACCCATGAGACCGTTCAACCGCGAACCGTTGAACTGGATGTAGCCGCCAGCCATGTCCGCCACGATATTCGTGGTCCCGTCTCGCTCGCCGTTCAGCTCCCAGATGCCCTGCCCGTTGGCCCCGATGTACTTACGGCCGAAGCTGGCGAAGCTGTTAAAGACCCAGTTGACATATTCAGTGACCACATTGGTGCGCGTGTTCATCACCCATGTGGTGGAGTTGCTATCCGGGCTGCAATAGGACACCGTGGCGTACGCGGTCTCCAGGATCGGGTCGCCCTGGAAGATCGTGGTCAGCAACTCCGTGTCAGTGAGCGTACAGTCCTCCAGCATGATCGGGTTGAGCAGCAGCGAGGCGCTGGTTTCGCCGTGGATCGCTAGGTTCTGAACGACCTGCACCGACCCGATGAAGTGCTGGATTATCGCGGCCGAGAGCGTCGCGCCCTCTCCGACGTTGATGTTCGCAAGCGCCAGATAGGCGTCGAGCGCCCCCACGGCCTCGTGCGCCAGCATGCCGAACGCGGCGGTGCTGCCGGGTACTCCCCTGGCGACGGCCCGCTGGAGCATGAGCACACTGGCCACGCTGTTCAGAAGGTCCGTGACAGTCGCGCCTTCCGCGATGGCCATGACGAGCAACGCCTGGAGCGTGTCGCCGATCTTCGCCATCTCGGCGATGGACGTGCTGAATACAAGACCTGTGTGATATGTGTCCCTGGCCTTGATCACCTCCGCGACCAGCGCACCTGCCGCCCAGTGGATGGACGTGGCCGTACCGAGGGTCGCGCCATCGGTATGGGTGAACCCAAAGGTGGTCAGGAACGCCGCCAGACCCTTGGCGGTCTCGGACATGCCCGGCAAATATGTCGTGGTCCCCGTGAGCGTCGAGTTGAGGATCGCCTGCGCCACGAGCGTCAGACTGTATGTCCCCACGGGCGTGCCCGTGAGGATCGCGCCACTGGTGACGCTCTCGGCATACACGCTCATTACGCGCTGGCCAACGAGAAGGTGTAGGTCAGCAAGATTTGGTCGGTGTTGCTGACCGACTTGGCCGAGCCGAACTGCGCCGCCGAGATCAGCGTGCCCGTGGTGCCGTTGATCGTGGACGACGACACAAGGAATGCGCCGTAGATCGTGGTGCCCGCGTTGAACGTGAAGCTCGCCCGGCTAGCCGAGTTGGTCACCTGCTGCCCCGACGCGGACACGGGTACAAACTGCTGTCTCGCCCCGGCCGTGTAAGCCGACGTCTCCGTGGAGTTGGCTGCGATGGTCGCGGCGGCGTCCGTCGCGACAGGCGTGTAGTTGCCCGAGAATAGGCCGAGATACCACGTGGTGATCTGCGACCCAGCCGCCAGTCCCGCGTTCAAGAGGTAATTGAGACCCTCGTTGACCGCGATATTGTCGAAATCCCACTCGTCAATGAGCCTGCCAGCGCGGAAATGCTCCGCGTGGTAGCGACCCATTCCCAGACCCTTAGACGTGGGGACCAACAGCCCGGATTTAGTCTTCTCAACGTTCATCATGCATCTCCTACGGTGCTGTGTTGCTCAGGATCGCGGCCACCCGTGTGGCCGCGATCAGGTTGACGCTCGCGAGATATTCCACGCCATTCACGACCTCGGCGAGCGTCAGGTCGAGGAAGTTCGCGCCGCTCGCCATGACCACGAACACGCGGACATTAATGTCCGTCGAGCCGATAATCGCCTCCTGCTCAGCCGATGTAAACAGCGCCATGAACTGTAAAAATGTCACCACCGTGGGCGGCGGCGGCGGCGCGGGCGCTACCCACGACCCCGTAAGGTCGGACCAGCCAATGCCCACGCCTGCGGGAAGCGTTGACGCCAGCACGAACGCGTCCTGATTGCCGCACGGCGACACCCCGTCCCACAAGATCATGTTGACGACGACGCCGTTCTCGATCTGCGCATAGACTTGGCCCATGAACTTACCTCAGAAGTATTCGACGATCACGCAAGCACCACCGCCGCCAACGCCACCCGCGCCAGCCGTGCCGCCGTTGTCCACGGTTCCCCCGCCACCGCCGCCGCCGCCGTAGAGACCGCCTTGGCCGCCACCGCCCGCCGCCGTCAGAGACGAGCCACCACCACCGCCGCCCGCGCCCGCGCCTTGTATGGGGTTTACGTTGGCCGGTTGGTTTCCCGTGTTCCCCGCCGCGCCCGGCGCGCCGCCTGATTGAAGAATGCCCACCGCGTAGGTATTGCCGCCTTGGCCGCCCGAGAACACAGCGTTGCCGGCGCTTATCCCGCCGCCCGAGCCGCCGCCCGAGCCGCCGCCGCCCGAGCTTGTAAAGCCTCCCTGTAGCCCCGCGCCGGCATTGACGCCGCCCGCTCCACCCGCGCCCGAGCCTAGCGACGAACCGTAGATCGAGCCGCCGACCGCGCCCGAGCCGCCCGAGCCCGAGCCCTGCGCGGCGGCTCCCGCCGTCGCGCCCGACCCCGCATTCCCCGTGCCGCCGTTGTACCCGCCGCCGCCGCCGCCCGAGGCGGACACGAGTTGGCCACCCGCGCCGCCGCCGCCGCCGTTGGACTGGCAGAGCGCGCCGAAGCTCGTAATGCCGCCGCCGCCGCCGACACCGCCCGCCGTCGAGTTGGTCGTGGCGGCCACGCCCGCCGAGCCGCCGCCGCCGATGGTGACAACCTGGGACGCGCCGACCTGCGCCGCCGTGAATGTGAACTTGGGCGCGCCGCGCGACGCGCCGCCACCGCCCGAGCCGCCCGAGCCGGCCGTGGCCGATACGATGCGCGCGCCACCGCCACCGCCGCCACCGCCACCGACGGGGTAGACGTCAACCGCGACCATGCCCGGCGTGGGGACGTATGTCATCGACGAAGTGAACGTGATGATGTTGGTTTGCGGCTTCGGAGGCGGGAACGTGGCGGCCATTAGGTCTGCTCCCAGACGATGATAGTTGTCCCGCCCGTCGAGATTGCCTGAAAGGCGTTGGTCGGGACCGCCGCGCCCTCGAAGCTCTCGCCGCCGCCCTGGAAGCCGGTTCCTTGCGGGGGTCCGTTGTAGTTGGGGCCGTTACCAACGACCGCCGCGCTACCGCCCGGAACCACCGTCGCCGGGTTGGCTCCGATGTTCTGCCAGCGGAGCCCCTTGCGCGTCGAGTTGGACGCGATGAGCGTCGCCGACGTCGCCGCCGTGAGAGTGACGACCGTCGCCGTGATCGTCCCGGCGTAAGGGTTGGCCGTCACGGAGCCGATGGCGTTCGTGCCCGCTGGAAGGGGCGCGACAAGTGCCGCGTATAGCCCCTTGAGAAGCGCGATGGCTGACCAGCTCGACGTGCTGTTGTTCGCCGCGCTGTCCGCCTTCGCGCCCTGCGTGACGTCCGCGCCGTCAGCAACCGTGACCGCGCCACCACCGCCACCACTGCTCGATGTCGCGAGCGTGTAGGTGCCGTCGCCATTATCGATGTACACTGTGTTGATCGTGTTCCCGTACCGATCCTTCAGCGGGAAAATCTTGTTGGTCATCAGCCAGCTCCTATGGTGTCTAGCGCCACGGCGCTTTCCGTGACGTCCACCCAGATTGCATTCCCGCGCACGATCTCGGCGTCTACGAAATCACCCACACGAGCGCCGTTGACCGGCTGCCCCGCACTGTCGCTTACCACGATATACTGGTTCATGCCATCCTGGCGGCGGAAAAACGCAGCACTGCGTTTGGCGACCGGGAAGAAGAACTTACCCTCAGTGAGATTGTACGCCTTCCCACCATCCATCGCGACACAGACGCCCCGCGTGGTCATGAACATCGCGGACACTTCTGCTGTCGTGTCCGCCTGGAGACCCACCTGCGGCGGGTTCGCCAGCTCTCCTGGCACATAGGCCAAGGAGCCAGGGATCACGGGGCTGTCCATGACGCGATCGCGTCGTAGCGGGGAGTTCGGCCCGGACAGGAACCAGAGGCCCTCGGTGGTCCCGACGTAAATTCCGTCAGTGACCTCCGCAAGCATGGTGACATCACCCTCGAACTGAAAATAATTCTTGGTCTTGTCCACAAGCCCGTAGGCGAAAAGCTCGGTACACCAGACCGTGCGACCATTGCCTAGGTAGAGCCGACCATTGAAATACGCAAGCGTTGTCGCGAGCGGAGGCGATCCAAGCAACCGTCCCCTAATCGCCGGCAAGGTCGCCGTAGGATTGACGACAGGTGAGAACCAGATGTCCTGAGACGGTCCCCATGGCCCCACTGTGAGCGCAACGGTATCAACGATGCCAGCATTCGATGCGCTGGTATAGTAAAGGTTCGTCCCCACTTGCGTGTACGCAAGACCGAGCCCCCCCGCTCCAGGGTCACTGCCGATGTTGTTTGCCAGTGATACGAAAGAATAATCAGGGTTGAGGACACCCAGAGACCCGTCTCTGACCACATAGACCACTCCATTTTCTGAGGTGAACAGACTATGGTAGTTGCCCGAGACCATGAGCGTGGTCCCGCGACGGCGATGCGGCTGACCGTCATCGTCCAAATCAATATTCGTGGCCCTGAACAAGTCCTTCGGCCCAAGTCGCTCCAGATCGACGGTGTTCTTGAGACCGTCGAACTGGCCGACTACGATGGGCGGGACTTCATCAGGAGGCGGAGGCGGAGGTGCCGGCACTGCTCTGTCCTTTACTGTATGCCTGGGCTTCGCGCAGCTGTATCCGCACCTCTTTCAGCTCTGACCGGACGTCCGCGACCTCGCGGATCAGGTCATTGATCCGACGCTCGTACCCATCCAAGAGCGCCTGGAACCGTGCGGTGATGACGTTCATCTGGTTCTGGTCATATGTGAGCTGGACCGTCTCATGGTCCAGATTGCGCCGGGCTCCCTCCGACCGCTCGCGCGAACGGTTCGAGATCACTGACCCCACGAACCCGATCAGGCCGCCACCGAGGCCGGTCAACACCGCGCTGTAGTCTTTGATCCAGCCCCAGTCGTCAGCCATCTGGTCACACCACGTTCGCGGAGTTGGCCTGGAGCAGGAACGACCCCTGCACCGCAGCCTGTAATGACCCCACTCCATACACCATCCACTCAACAGCGCCACCCTGCGCCGCCGAGCTGTCCCATGTGCCGACCCAGGTATTGGTCGAGCTGTTGAAGGTCAGCCCCACCGTAGTGAGCCGGCTGACACCTGAGATATCGTTGTACTTCACGACCATGTCGGCACTCGATGGCTGCGTGCTCGACCCATCTGCGGCGGTAAACGCAGCGGTGGCAACCAGCAAATTCTTGCGGACAAAGGCCGGCATCTTAGTGCTCCTACAGGCTAAACCCTACCGACACCACGCCCTGTGGAACAACACTCGCGACTATTGTCGCTTGAGGCTCCACTGTGGCGACCAGCTCCGCTTGGTTCGTGATCTCAGCACCGACGACCCCCTGCGTAGCCCATGATACCACGACTGTGGCAGCTTGCCAGACCTCAAGTTCGGGGTTCGGGTAGCCGAACACGCTGGCCCCGCCATGCGCGCTCGCAACCATCGATCCGATGCTGGTCCAGAGACCTGTGGCAGACGCCGACCCCATGGCCCTCGCGACGGCCTGGGTATTTTGGGCGCTGTGCCCGGCGACCGTGGCGTGCCCCGTCGCGACGCCGATGATCAACTTCCGCGCATGGATCACACCTGCGGCTGTGGCGCCCCCCGTGGCGGACGCCACACTCTTGGCGATCCACCTGCTCACCGCCGCGCCCGCCGCCGCGCCCGCCGCCGCGCCCACGCTGCGCTTATGCGCCGCGCTGACACCCGCTATAGTAGATGTCCCTGCCGCCTGTCCGACAACGCCGGATTTGTGCGTGGACATCGCTAACGCGGCCCCGACACCCCATGCACGGAACGCCGCCATCCTGAGCGCGTGACCGACGCCGGCCGTGGACGCCATGCCGCGCGCACTCGCAATGGCCCGCGCCGTCGCGCGCGCCGCGCCGGACATCGAGCCCACGCCGGCTGCTGTCGCTACTGCGGCGACGGCGGTCCACCCGTGTCCTGTGACAACCGCCACACCAGCCGCCGTGAACGCCTCGGCCACCCGTGCGCTGCTGATCGCTGTCACGGCCGCCACGCCATACGCCGTCGCGGACCCTGGGAACGCCCCGCGCACACGACCCGCCACGCTTGCGACGCCGGTCGCACCCGCGATGCTGGCGGCGTGGGCCGCGCTCGACGCCAACGCGGTAGCCGCCCCCTCCGCGCTAGCCGCCGCGATCACCGGCCCGAGACCCACGCCCGAGACCGCCGCGCTGCCCACGCTCGACGCGACACCCTGCCACGAGTAATCTTTCGCGCCGGTCACTGAGCTTGTGCCGGCCGCCGTAGCGACACTGGCGTTCACCGCATGCCCGGCTGCACCCGCGCTCGCTGTACCTGCGGCGCGCGCAACAAACCCTGACGCCGCGTTCGCGGTCGCGCTCGCCGTAGCTATCGCGATGCCGGGCCTGTGTGTCGCCGCGATAGCCGTGACAGTGGCGACGCCTGCGGCGGACGCAGCACCTGCGGGCGTGAACGCCTGGGCCGTCGCCACCCCGGCCGCGCTGCCCACGGCTGGAGCGGGTGCGTACCCGTGGACGGTTGAAGTTCCCGCAGCCGACGCGACACTGCCGCCGCTGCTGAGACTTCCAGCGATGGGTCCAGCGGCGACAGGGTTTGACGCGAGCGCGCTGGACGACGTCACCTAATTACTCCGTGTAATAGTACGTCACGAACCACAATTCCGGGTTCCCTGTACCCCAGTCCTTCTCGGAAGTGTCCCCAGCCTGCCACGTCGCGACGAGAGAATTTTTGAAGACCATCGGATCGGACACGTGGTAGCGGTAAAACGAGATCGTGGTCGTGTTACTCCCGAGCGACGACCCTGAGCTAGTGGAGTTCATCGCCGTCCCGGTTTCGCCGTTCCCGGACGCCCCACCAGAGAGCGCACCATATCCGTAGAAGCCCATGAGGAAGTAATCCTCGGTGCCGGACGTCTGGAAACTCGATTTGAGCGGCGGCCCGTCGCAAACGAACGTCGCACCCCCGCATGTCGTGGACGAACCTGTACCTGTCGCCCAGGTCGTCCCTGCGATGTTCGACACCGAGACCGCGCCGCTAGAGGTGCATCGCTGTGCATTGCCGTTGGGGTCAGTGAACACAAATCCAACGAACGGCGTCTGCGACCCTCCGGCGATGAGCCCTGTAAGTGCGTTGGGGGGATCGCCGGGAGCGCACGTCCAGGTCACCGAACCGTCTGTCGTGGTCGCCGCGCCGGCCACGGCCCAAGAGGGCGCGCTGGACCCCGACGTGCCCGCAGTCGTGACAGTCTGCTCGTTGCCCTGGCTGTCGATTATCGTCGCACCAAGACTGTAACTCGTGGACGCCACCCAGGTCGTCGCGACTTTATCCAGCCAGAACCGGAAGTTGCCTTCCAGCTCAGCGTTGTAGTTCTGTTCGCTGCCAGGGTATTCGTCCGCGAGCATGAACACCCCGACCAGTCGTCCCGATACGCCCGCCTTGTTGACGAGCGTCACGGTGGCGTTTTTTGTCGGAGACGTGATCGCCTGATAGTCGGCGTACAGTCGCCGTGTACTGGGCCATGTGTTCGGCACGCCGATGTTGAAGTTGGCTTGGAACCAGATCGTCCCGCCATTGCCGGAGCCGTTGTATATCGTGCATTTGATCTCTGTTCCGAACGGCATCGGAAGCTTGCAATACGCCCCGAAGGCCGCGCCGCTAGCGGAATTAGCCCCGAAGAACCTATTGGAGAAGTACCGCCCGTTGTTGCCCATGTACTTCGCGTTGAAGAACGTGCTCAGCGGCATCGAGATATTCGGTGTGGACGCGCCGTCAAAATAGAAATTGATCGTCGCCGTGTCGGCCACCGTACCAGAGCCCCCAGCGACCGCTATGGATAACGCCGACATATAGCCCACGCCCATGTAATCGAAGAGCGTCACGGTCGCGCCATTCGCAATCGGGATGTATTCCCCCTTCGCGTAATCCGATGTCCCCGCAGGCTTGCTCATGGACAGCAGGTCAACCAAGTTCACGTCCTCGGCGCGCATCGTCGCGGTGACAACCGCCGCCGAACTTGCCGTGATCGCCGACCCGGAGTTCGAGCTGGCCGTGATCGTGGTGCGCGCGAAGGTCGGACCCGTGGTGTTGTAGGTGCCGACACCAATCTCCCAGGCCGACCCGTCAGTGAGCACGTATGCCGTCGTGTCGGCGTTGCCCAGCCCAGCGGATGCGAACGACTGGAACCCTGTCGCGGCGGACCCTAACGTGATCGTGCCGGTCCCAGGCGTGCCCGAGACCGACATGACCGCACGGTCAAGAAGTTTGAACGACATCCGACCAACCTCTTAATTCGCGGTAATCGTCCAGCATCCTGCCGCGAGGCCGCGCTGGAAATGATCCGCGAGCCGACGCTGACCGTCGCGAGTTGTCGCATTGACCGTCTTGAGACTGTCGATGATCACGCCGCAGGGTTTACTGACCGGCTGGTTGATCTCGCAGGCACTTCCCTGAAGCGCGATCCCAAGCGCCGCCACTGTTGAAACAACCATCCACGGTCGTTTGCGCAGCGTCTGCCCGACCCTGCTCAATGGCGTTCGCATCGTTAATTTTCTGGATTTCAGCATTGACACCCTCCTGGTACACCCTGTGCCACTCGTACAGGCCGACAGCCCCGACCGCTGCGATCACCCCGGCGTAGAGCCACACCCGCCAGGGGACCAATCCTAGAAGCGCGAACGGCATGTCACGTCCCCTTCACTGAAGCCGGCGCGGCCACTTTGACGTCCGGGAGCGCCGGGAGCGCCGCGTCCGCCTGAAGATCAACCGTCGCCGTGGACGTGCCCGCGAGCGCCGCCGCCTGCGCCTTGGTGGCGACCATCGCGATGACGCCCGCCGCGACGCCGAGCAAGGTCAGGCCGCCGAACACGTACTTGACCCATGAGAAGGTGTCCTGGAGACCCTGCACCTGTGACGCAGCCTGTGAGGCCACCGTGCCTGCGCCCGTAGCCGCCGTGGTCATATGCGCCGCGATCTGGCTGACCACGGGCGGCTTGATGTTGGCGACGTTCGCCTTAGCCGAGCCGTTAAGTCCCGACAGGTCAGGGGCCATGGGCACGGGCGCGGCGTCCTCCCAGGATAGCGCCGTCTTCTGGACATTGGCGACGCGTGCGTGCCAGCCAGGGCCGAAATATTTCCACGTCGAGAGCCGCTGAAGCGTCGCAAGCCGATGCGAGCAGATATTCTCGATCAGCGTGTCGAGATCATGCTCGGTGCCAACCGCCGCGATAACGTCCATGGTCTTGACGCCCAGCACGCCATCGGCGGTGACACCTGGGTCGTTGAGCGCGGCCTGGAGCCACTTGACCGCCTGCGACGGCCCTGAGTTGACCGCCGCGTCGAACACCGCCAGATCGACGCCGCTGGGCAGCTTGTCACCCTGGATCGTGTCCCAGTACTGCGTGCGGTAAATAGTGTCGCGGTCCACGTCGGGAATGTTGTAGACGTCGAGCGGCATCTTGCCCTGGGCGCGCAGCCACGCGTTGTAGGTGCGCTGCGTGACGCCCTGGTTCGTCTTGCCGCCCGGATCGTTCGGGTTGTTGACTTTGCCTCCCTCATAGACGAGGACGCGGGCAAGGGCGCGTTGGAAATTCGTGTCCATCAGTGTACTCCCTACTCAACTCTCGGTCACTGTGCTCGCGGTTGTCAGTTGTGGCGTCACGCCGCTAGCCACCGAGATGTTCGGGGTCACGGTGCCGGTATAGAGTATCTTGCCCGTGCCGCTCGACGCCGTACCAATCGCGAAGTTCGTGATCGTGTTGGTGCCGCCCGTGCAGGCGGGGAACGAGACCGTCCCTGCTGGAGAGACACTGTTGGCCGTGACGGTAAATCCACCAGTCGTCCTGGCGACCGCGACACGCGCATAGCTCGTGTACGACGCCTCGCTGGACGACTGGTTACCCGCCGCAGTCGGGTCCGCTGTGTGCAGAGACAGATAGAGGTTCGTCAGCGGCGACGTCGCGGTATTATCCGCGATGTTGGCGATGTTGACCGCGTTGAAGATCAGTTTGAGTAGATCGTTGTCGAACGTCGCGCCCTTGCCCATATCCCTGCTCCTGTGCTCCTACGCCAGCGTATCACTGGTCACGGAAGTTTCCAAACGTCGTCATGCCCCGAGCCGCGAGATTACGCGGGGCAACTCCGAGGGGTGTGTTCAGAGCGCGCGCCATCGCGGCGTTCATCATCTGCTCCTGCATGGCCTGTCCGAACCCCGCGATGGGCGGCAGCTGCCCTGGATGATCTCGCTGGAAGTCCTGGCTCGCGCGCTCCCAGCGCTGGAACATGCCCTGATCTCCACGCTGCTCTGCCACCAGCAGATGCTGCGTGATGTTCTGCGAACGGATTTCCGAGAGGTTCCGCTCGCCACTCTCGACACGCTTGGCCTCGTTGTATTCCTGCTCCTTGGACCCTTCGAGACCCAGCACCTTCAGCGCGATGTCCTCGGCGCTCGCGGTAATCGGCAACGGCGTCCCGTCTTTGCTGACAAATCCGCGCGTGCCAAGTTGCACCGCCTCCGCGACGTTCTTCAGACCTTCCGGGGCGACGCGGATCATGCCGTTCATGACGTCGCCGTTGGTGAAGTCCCGGATCGCCTGTGCATAGCTGAGCCCCACGCCCACGGCCGACCCACTCATCGACTTGAGCCAGTCCTTCTCCGCGTCCTCCAGTTTACGCTTCTCAGTGAGCATCATGATGGTCGTGGACCCCGGCATGATGGTGCTCTCACCCGCACGCGACAGATCGATGCCGCCCGCGCGCGGAACACCCCGCGCGATGATCTCTCCGGCGTCCTTGCCGAACGTGTCCGCCAGATAGTTGCGGAACGACGCCTGGATGTCGTGGTCATCCTGGCCCGTGGTCCAGTCCGCCAGCCGGTCATAGACGCTCGCCGCGACACCCACGAAGGGTAGCCCGAGGGTGCCCGCCAGCGCCGTGGTGGCCGCCAGATGCCCGAGCATGAAACTGCGCGCGGCCGGGTCGCCCTTGAACGCCTTGTCCGCCTCGCGGTAGAGCATCTCGGTCATGCGAATTTGGAAACCCATGAACTGGTTCACAAGCGGGCCTGCCGGGCCGAATGTGCCTTGTTTGCCAGCCTGACGCGGATTGCCGAACGGGCTCCAGTCCATCTGGGACTGCTTCACCTTGTCACTGACGAAGCTGTGCAGGTCGCCGTCCTGCTCGGGCCGATGCAACGCCTTGGCCGCCAGCGCCGTCATGACGCGCGGGATCATCTCCGCGTAGAGGCCGAGCGTGCTGGCGGCGTGCAGGGCGTGGGTGATATGCCCGAGCCCAGTGACATCGTGGCCCATGATGCTGTTTGTGAACGCCCCCTGGTTGAAGTCGCCGTTCGCCGCCTGACGCATGATGAAATCCACGGTCCCCTTCGGGATGCTGGCGTCCTCCAGATACTTCTGCCGCAGCGCGAAGCTGGACCACTCCTTGGTGTGGATCATCGCGCTGACAATCTTCATCGTCATCGGAGTGGCGCGCGCCAGTTCCCTGGCCGAGTTGAGATAGCCGTGCGTGCTGCCCAGGCGCGGGAGCGACAGGGACGGTATCTGTGTCATCAGGGTGACGAAGTAGGCGGGCGACATGCCAATCTGCACCGCGTGGGCCAGTTTGCGCACCGTATCGATCCCCGGAGACGGCGTGTTGGTCATGCGCGAAGCTTCACGCAGGATCATCTCGTGGGCCGCCTGGGTGTACGCCTCGCGCTGGTCCTGGTTCAAGCTCGGGTCTCTGTTGATCGCCTTGATCTGATCCTTGATCGCCGCTGCCGCCTTGCCGGTATCTCGCGAGACCACCATGCCCGCCAGCCCGCGCGCGTTCGAGAGCGAGCTGGTGTCGAACGAGTGGATCATGTCCGCGTTGAAGCCCTGCACACCCTCGCGGCGCTGGTAAATCTTGGTCAGTGAGTTGTCAGGGATCATGTCCATGAGCGCCTGCCGAGCGTCACGCTTCTGCTGGTCGAACGCAGTCTGGAGCCGTTTGGCAGTCACGTCATCCAGGCCCTCGGGCATGTCGGGCTCGGCGGACTGGATCGCCTCGATAGCGCGCTTCATCCACACAGGGCTAACCTGCTTGTAGATGTTGAGGTCGTCACCACGCCCCACGGAGACCGGGCTGGTGAAGACCCCCTGCCGCTGCATGTCCTCGAACACTGCCCGCGCCCGCTCGGCCTCCGCTGGATCGCGGAGCTTGACGTAGACCTGATTGTTCTCCGCGTTGTGCATGACCGTGGCGTCACCGAAGCCCTTCGCTTCGAGCGCCGCCTGGAGCTTGCCAACCGCCGCCTGATCCGGGAGCTTAGTCTCATCCAGCTTGATCTCGCCGGCAGCAAAGTGCGTGCCCTCACGACCCAGGTGGAAGTAGGGGCTGTCCGTCATCTGCTTGAGCATGCGCTGGGAGCTGGCCACCAGGGAACTGACCGGCGAGCGCAACCGCGCCAGCTCGCCCAGCTTCACCTTGTCGTCGCCCTTCGCGTTGCCATCATCCAGCTGGGTCTTCAGCTTGGTGGAGAACTCATCCAAGGATTTCAGGCGCTGGTTCAGCTCACGCTGCATGAACGCCTTCGCCACCGTAGGGTCATCGTGCAGCGCCGGGTTGAGGTGATAGTCGTCGAACGGGCTGTTCTCGAAGCCCTTCAGGCCATACTTGGCATAGTCGCGCTTCACGAGATCGTCGGCGTGGTAGACGAGTTTAGCCAGCGCGTTGAAGTCGTTGGCGTCGTGCATCTTGGTGTACGCGCCCATCGCGGCAGGATCGCGCCGGATCGCGTTGGCCAGAGGCTGCGCATCCATCCAGGCTTTCTTCAGGCGCGCGGCCTGCTCCAGCCCACGACCCTTCGCGCCCTCGGGAGCGTGCGCCTGCCTGTTCTCCTCCCAGGGCTTGAAGATGTCGATCCCCAGGATCGTGTGCTGCATCGCCTTGTTGACTTTGTCCCGGACCTTGTGCTCCAGCGCATGCACCGCGATGGACGCGGACTTGAGCGGCTTGGCAATGCTATCCGCCAGCACCGATCCACGCCCCTGCTGGGTCAGCAGATCACGGATGCCCTGCACCTTGTCGCCATAGTCCTGCGCGATATGGTCGGAGGTGTTCCAGCCAAGGATCACCTGTCGCGCGGCGGACTTCAGGTTGATATTGATGCCGTGCAGCCGTTCCATCCCGAGCAGCCCACGGAAGTTGTCATAGGTCTTCCGCGCCTGCGCGGACGCCTGGGTGAGCATCTCACTGACAACGCGCGGGCTCTCGCTATCGAAGCCCTTGCCGCTATTCTCCCCCATGGCCCGATGGGCCGTGTCCATGATCTGATCGAACGCCGAGCGCACCCGTCCGCCCGCACCGAGCGCCGTGAACACCGCGTTCTTAAACCGCTGCCACATATCGAGCACTTTGCTGCCCGTGGTCGCGCGCTCGCCCTTCAGAAAATCCCTGAACGCGGGGTTCGTGAGGGCCTCGGCCACCATCTCCTTGGGGTTCGACAGACCGTACGCCGCGTTACCCGGCGAGCGGGCCTTGAGCCGGTCATAGATCGCCTTGATCTCACGTCCCGCAGGCGTGTTGCCTTCGATGGCCTTCTGCGTGGCTGCATGCACGGCCTCATGGAGGATAGTGGTCTCCAGGTCCGAACCGTCATAGAGGTTCACGCGACCAAGCGCCGGGTTGTAGGAGCCCTTGACCACCGCGCCAGGGTCCAACGCGCGGTCATTGTCCATCCGCAGGCCCTCAATCGGCGAGAACCGGACGTGCGCATCCACACCATGCTCCAGCATGGTGGCCGCCAACTGTCGCCGCTCGGACGATGAGCCGTTCTGGACGATATGCCGCAGGCTCTCGGAGAGCTTGTTCGTCTGATTGACGATGTTGGCGTGGTCCACGTCGTCCTGAGTGACCACCCCGGACGCGCCGACACGCGGCGTCTCGCCACGAGTGCGCCTGACAACATCCATAAGGCGCTCTTCCGCCTCCTGCTGAGCCGCGATCTTGCTCCAGAGGCCCTTGTCCTGCTCGAACCGGGGGTCATCCAGGGGGCTGTCCGCGAAGTGCTCGTCCTTGACCGCCCGGAGCGGCCGCATGTCACCCTTTTCGGCTGCCTCCAGGGCCTTGGTGACAACCTCCAGCCGCGCTTTCTGCATCGCAGCACCCCTCGCGAGGACCATTTCGGTCTTGTCACGTGGCGTGCGGAAGCTCTCATACAGGTCTGCGTCGCTCGCCGGGGCCGTATTGCGCGCCACGGCCTTCCGGGTGGCCGTCTCCTTATACGCCGCGAACTCTTGCGACTTCCGATCTGGCGTTTTCGACCGCTCACTGAGTGCGTCTTGCAGGTCGCGACCCCGCGCCTCGGCGTCACCGACAGCTGCGGTGGTCGCTTTGCTCGCAAACCGGGGCGCTGGCGCATTGGCGTCCGCTTTCGTGCCAGATTTCGTGAAGCCCCCTCCGTCCGTAGCGCGGGTCAGCTTGCTTACGTCCACGCCGGCCCGCAATTTAGCATCACGGGCAGCCTGTCGCGCACGTTCCTCCGGCGTCGCCGGCTTGCTGAAGTCGATTTCGCCTTTCTGAGGCGTCGCCGCCAACTTCTGGACGGCCGCCTCCTGCGCGGCGATCTTCGCCTGTCGCGCAGCGCGCTGTTCAGGCGTAGACGCCCCAGGCGCGGCCTGCGTAAAGTCGCCCCCCGCCGTGGCGCGGGTCAGCTTGCCTACGTCCACGTCGGCCCGCGATTTGGCCTCGGCCTGGGTCTTCGGAGGGGCCACTTTCGCCGCCTGCGGGGGCGCGCGGTCTAGGTCAGTGAACTTCTTGATCTGCTCAGCCGCCATGGGAGACGGCGTGTCGCCCGTGGCGGGCGCGACCTTGCTCGCCGGAGGTGCCTGGGTGGCCTCCCGCTCAGCCTTGACCGGCGCGGCGGCCGCCTCCGTCTTGACCGCCTCGGTCAGCCGGTTAGCCTCGCGCACGTTCACACCCGAGGGCACCCGCAGCAGGCTCTGCGCCTGATCCACACGATCCAGCAGCCCCATGCGGGTCGTTTCATCCATGTCCTGGCTGGCCAGCGCCGTTCGGAGCTTCTCCAGCGCGGTGAACTTGGGCTGGTATGCCTTGGGAATGTCACCCTTCTGCGGGGCGACCCGCTTGATCGGGGGTTCATCCGACGTGGCGGCCTGTATCGCGCCCTTATCACCCAGCAACTCAGGGAGCGGCTTGCCCATCGCGTCCGTCGCGCCGAAGTGCTCGTCAAGGCGCTCGATCTGCACACCAATGGGCTTATTCGCCGCCTGCCGCGCCGCGATCTCCTTCGCCACGGCCATGCGAACGTCGAGGTTATCCACAACTTTCTGGCCCTGGAGGAATTTGGGCAGCGCTTTTCCGGTCTGCGCGACCGCGCGAACCTGGGCCTCGGTGTCGGCTTGGCTCCGTGTCGCATCGGTGACGCGCCGGCCCATCTCCTGCTGAACCAGCGGCTCACGCTCATCGCCAGCCAGCGCGCTGCGAGCCTTGATGACGCCGACATCGCTCTCGCGGTCAAACGGGGCCGATGGGATGTCCGATGGCGGCCCTGCCTTGATGACGTCCGGGGTGACGACAGGCTGCCCCGTCGCCTTCACAGGCTCGGGCGTCGGCTGGGGCGTGCCGTCCGGGCCATAGATCGTGTTCGCGTCGGTCAGTCGCGGGGTCGCCGCGTTCTGCTCCTGCGCGCGCAGCTCCAGTTCTTGGTTAGCCAGCGCCGCCAGACGCGGGTCTCCACCCTCCTGGGAATGCACCCGTCGCATGGCATTCAGGTGCAGGCTCGGGTACTGCTCCGCATCCGCGAACGGTCGCAGGTCGGGTGCCTCCGGTGGCGGCAGCGCACCCGCGATGTTCGGTCCCTCAAGCGCGTTCGAGGGCGGCGCGGGTGGGGTAGACCGAGGGTCAGTGAGCGCCGTATTCGGGGCCTCGAAGGGCTCAACCTCCCGGCCCGTCTCCACGGGCACCATCTGCGTCGAGCCCGAGGACACCACGTCGGGCGTCGCCTTCTGCTGCTCACCATTACGCCGCGCGATCTCTTCACCCAGCGCCTGGAACCGATCCGGGTCTTGTGTCGGGTCTTTGCGCAGGTTCATGAACTCGCGCATCAAGTCCTGGGGCTTGAGCTGCGTAATCGGGTCCACGGGCGGCTGCGACTGATCCCCCATGGAGATGACCGACTGATCCGTGAGCAACTTCGGCGCTGCGGGTGCGGGCAGACCCAGCGGCGCGGAGGTGGCGGCCTCCAGCGCATCCGGGTTGTTCAGCAGCTCTGGTACGGGGGTCTTGGCAAGATGTCCGATTGCGCCGCCGAACAGCGCGCCGCCGATGCCGCCCGAGATCGCGGACTGCATGATCTCGTTGGCCCGGCTCGCGAAGCCCCGCGCGGGGTCGCCCATGAGCTGGGTCAGGCCCGTGGTCGCCGCGCCCACGGCAGCCTGATAGCCGCCCATGTGGAGCGCGCCGGACAGCATGCCCGCGCTGACACCCTTATTGAGCAGCGCCTCCAACTTACCGGGGACGATGGACTGGAGCGCCGCCTCGGGGATACCCAACGCCACGGCCTTGGCGGCATCCGCCGAGGTGATCGGTGCTCCGGTGTAATCCTCGTTGGTCTGGACGTTCTGGCCGACCGCCTGGGGCAGCGCCACCGCGCCCGCGCCGGCCATGCTCGCAAGCCGCGCCGCGCCGGCACCCGCGCCCAGCAGGTCCGCGCCGCCGCCCGTGAGCATGCCCGCGCCGATGAAACCCGCCAAGGATGGCAGCGCCTTGGCCGCACCGTAAGCCCACCCCGTTGGCGACCATGAGCCTTCCAGATCAGGCCGGGCATACGTCGCCGCCGTGGCGCGCTGCTGATCCGCGAACGCCCTGGCCTTGTCCGCGAAACCCTGCGCGCCAAGCAACTTGCCGGCCGCTTCACCCGCGCTGCCCACGTCACTGAGCGCACCATACGCGCCCGCGCCCAGACCCGCCGTGAGCCAGTTACTCTGGTCCGTGGGAGCCGCAGGCGCGGGGATGGGCGCGTAGTTCGAGAAGCTCGGCAGCGCCGGTGTCGAACCCGAGAGAAAGTCGGCCATCGCGGATCACTGACCTTGCTGTTGCGGCTGCATCCAGGGATTGTTGAACATGGCCCGCGTCCCAAAACTGGTCACCTGCTCACGGTCGGCGTTCGCCTGAAGCCGCAGTTTCTCCAGCTCATTCGCGGGGAACTTCGCACCTTGCGCCGCCGCGTCCTGGTATGCCTTCGTGGAGGCGTCCGCAGTACCCGCCAAACTGTTCATCAGCCGTGGCATGAGTTGCTGCTCCGGCGTCAGATAGTGCTGCATGCCCCAGAGGCGCTCGGCCACCGCCAGCGGTATGCCGGCCACGGCCTGCGCGTGCTCCTGCGGCGTGTAGTTGTGGGGTTCCGTGAACGCGTTCACCTGCTCGGGCGTCCCACCCACCAGCCTCGCGATGGCCGCGTCCGTCTGCGGCTGCCCCGAGACCTTACCGTTCGGGCTCGGGTTCGGTGTCACCGCAGCCGGAGACGGGGGCGTGGGAGCACCCCCTAGGAAAGCCGCCATGCCGGGCGACGACGCCGCAGGCTTCGCGGACCCCGCGTTGCGACCAACCGGGTGCCCGGTCATCGGGTTCGGGGGCGGCGCGGGCGGCGCGGGGAACAGGTTCGACAGTTCCTGGCCGAACGTGGGCGGCGTCACAGGGGGTTGTCGCGTCGCCGGGGGCGACGACATCTGCGTTCCCGCGCCGGGCTGCGGCATGAACGGGGCCATCGGTGGCTGCGGAGCCGCTGCCGCGCCGACCGCGAGAGGCCCCATCCGGCCCGAGATGTACGGATCGAGCAGCCCCGTGCCCGCCTGCGACGCGAAGTTCCCTGGCACCGCCGCAGTGCCCGCCGCGAACTTCCGCACCTTCGGAGGCACCGCCGCCACACTGGTGGTCCCGCCCATATAGCCGGGCGTCGGCCCCGAGGCGAACCCTGGAGCCACGTAATCCGCGCCGTCCATGTAGCGCCTGGGCTTCATCCCGGCCATGATCAGGTCTCCCAAGAAAATCCGTTGCGTCCGAAGCCCCAGAGCATGGGCACGAACTGTTTCTTCTCAGCCTCGTGCTTGGCGTCCAGGACGTGCTGCTCGAAAGACGCCGCCAGCTTCTCGGCACGTTCTAGGCCGTTATCCCCCGCCACGTCCAGGTCTGGAGACCGTAACGCCAGATAGCCGGCCCAGTCCAGCATGTTGAGGTGATGATCCTCGGGGATTTCCGGCACCGCCGTGAGGTCGGGGTTCTTCGGGTCAAACCGCACCAGCGGCAGCCGGATCACCCGCATGCTCACGGTGAGCCCAACATATGGCGCAATCGGCGGGGGATAGAGCCGCATGGTGATCGCGGTCATTGACCCAAGATCGTCCGCGCCGATGCCCTCGTCCGTGTCGTAGGCCACGGGCTTTCCAGGAGGCATGTTGGAGAGCTGCGATGGGTCGAAATAGTAATTGTCGGGTGTGCGGTAGGTGTCGAACGCCGAGTGCCCCGCGCGCGCGATGTCCGCCTGATCCCCTTGAATGCGCACGGACAGTACCGCCAGCACGGACGGGTCGAGCTGGTAATACGCCTGATTGGAGACCGTGACGAACTGGCAGCACTGGGCCGTCGTACGATCCCGCAGGATCAGTGATCGACGCGCGAAGCGCCGCTGCGCCTCATTGATGTAGCGGATCAGGGTCGCGTCGGACCAATAATAATCCGAGGCCCCGGAGACCTGATCGGACTTGTCATGCAGGATGTTATCCCGCAGCTCTTCCAACAGGTCTCCCAGGTTCATGACGCTCTCCGTGGATCAGGCCGCCTTCGTGGCGTCCTGCACCACGCGATACGGATAGCGCAGTTTGGGGCGATAGCCAACAACCCGCAACGTCTGCATGTCCTTGACGGGGGTCAGCATGGTCGCGTTGTTGAGCACCTCGATAATCCCCATGGGCACGTCCGCTTCCTCGCCGGGTCGCAGCATGTACCCACGGCCATTGACACCGAAGAACTGACCAACGGGCGGGATGTCCTCATGCTCTTCGAGGATAATCCGCATCGTCCTCGGCATGCCCTTGGCCTTCTGTACCGTGATCTGCTCAGCCATCGTCGCTATCCTTCGCTGCAATTTCAAAGCTACTGACAAAATCATCCTTGGGCTTCGGGATGATCTTGTCAATGTTCTTGGTGATGAACGCCACGACCGCCTTGTTGGTGCCGAACGTGAACTTCCTGCTCGGGTCTTTCCAGGGGACATACGGCCCCTTATTTGAGCTGTTGTCGCGCTTGTTGTTGGCCTCAATGATCTTCGGGTCGTCCATCTCGACCGTAAAGCCATTCTCCAGGCGCTCGATGCGGATGCAGTTGCCCATGCGATCAGTCCTACATAAATGAGGGGTCGCCTGATAAGAGCGACCCCCAAGCCGATCTGCTGTGGGGCAGCCGGAATTAACCTTCGATGATGAACGTGATCAGCTTGCTGGTGCCGACCGCCGCCGCGCTGAGCGTCACGATCCAGTTGCCGCTCTGGTTCTGCGAACTTTCGCTGGGGACAATGGCGCTGCCCGTGTCCACGGTGATGGTGCCGGCCGTCACGACCTTCAGCGCGTTCGTCGCGGGGAAGCCGTAGAACCACTCCCAGATGATGACGTCGGTGACGTTCACCACCCTGATATGCAGCGGCCGGAAGCCGACATTGACCTGGACCGCGTTGCCGGCCGAGGTGAAATAGCCCGACACGTCCTCTTCGATGCCGCCCGCCTGACGACAGTTGCCGATGAGCGTGCCGGGGCCGGTGTACGTCGCGGGGAACGCCGCGCCATGAATGGATGGATCGATGATGCTGGTGGTCATGGATGTTCTCCTGGAGAGGTAACTGAGTGGGTGCCTCCCACTCAGTGACTATGACGCCTACGGGCTATTAGGCGGTGCAGCCCTCTTCAAGACGAGCCATGTAGGCGTCCTGGAGGATGACGGTGGACGTCCACAACTTCCAGCCAACCGTGCCGCGCTGGCCCAGCGGGTCGCCGGGCGCGGGCTTCGGGTTGACGACCATCGGGGTCATGGATGACTTGCCCTTCAGCGGGACGATGCCGTATGCGTCGCGGCCGAAGATCAGGACCGGGTAGACGTCGATGCTGGTGCCCGAGGTGGACCGCAAGCCGGTCGAACCGACCGCGCCGCCCGCGTCCGTGAAGGGCGCGATGACCGTGCTGGTCAGATACCGAACCTGCTCGACCGCGCCGATCTCGCCCTCGAAGGGGCTGGTGTGCGGGCCGTAGGACGCAACGGGGACGAACCCGGTCATGCCACGGACGTCGCTTTCCAGGTCGGGGTGACACACCGCCATGTAGGCCGCCTCGACCGACTTGGTGTTGAAGTCCGGGTTGGACGCAACGACCTGCGTGATCTTCTTGGCGTTCTGGCGATTGAGGCCGGTGGTGACCCGGCGCTGATCGGTGAGCGTGATCGCCGTGACGATGCTGGTGCGCCCCGAGACGTTGCCACCGTACCAGACGTTGGTGCCGGCCTTGAGCACGTTGAAGCGCAGCGTCTCGACGGTAACCGCCGCCTGCTCGCCGAGAATATCCGTGGTCTGCTGGAGGATGGGGTCGGTGTGGGTGTCTTCGATGACGTCGGTGATCGTGACGAAGTCGCCATACTGAGCGAGCGTCACGGTGTAGTCCTGGTTCGCCAGCAGCGAACCGGACGGCGTCACGCCTTCGACCAGCGGCGTGGTCGCGAGCGGGATGTAGAAAGCCGAGCCGTTGCCGTTGGTGCCCGCGCCATTGTCGGGACCGGCCGCGCCGGCCGCGCCGCTCAGAAAATAGCGCCGAAACTTGGCGGTCTGCGTGCTGTTCGTGGGCAGCGGATAGGTCTGGCCGAACTTCTCCAGGTGGAGGTAAGGCATGGCCCGCTTAAGCATACGCACGACAGAGTAGGCGGCAACGGCGGGGGAGATATCGCCATAAGAAGTGATCGCGACCATGATGGCCTCCAGTTAAGATCAAACTGCGTTGGCGAACGCTACAAACGCCGCGTCGAAATCCTCGGGCGAAGCTTGCTGGACGACCGCCGTCCGTTTGGAATTGACTGGGGCCAACGCAGCTGCCGCTTTCTTGGCAGCTGGGGACAGCTCACTTTCCGTCTTTGCAGGTGTGGCGACCTTGGCAGTAGGAGCCCCGACGCCGCTATCCTTGCGATACCGATTGACAAGGTCTGCGATCTCGTCAACTGTTCCGTCCGAAATAACACGGTTGTACGCTGGCTGTAAATAGGCAGGTTGCTTGCCAGCCCACTCAATCACCTTATCCCGTACATCATCGTAGTCAGGGATGGTGGTGTGGAGCGCAGTCTCATGCCGATCATCGGCCATGCTCTCCAGCATCGCGAACCGAGGCCCCACGGACTTGGCGATCTCCGCGAAGACATGGTCGGTGACCTGACGCGCCTGAACGCGCAGCATCACCTGCGCGGCGCGCATGACATCGGGCCAGTCTTCCTGGAACTTGGTGAGGAACGTCACTTCGTCCGAGGTGAATAGCGGCGTAGGCGCAACCGGCTCGGTCGCGGCTTCCTGCGCCGTGGGCGTAGGCGCTGTCTTCTCATCACCCCGCACGGCCTTCGCAAACTTGGCCAGCAAATCCGCTTCACGGTCAGTGACCGACGCTTCGGTCTCGGTCTCGGTCTCGGTCTCCGCAGCCTCGGCCGCCGCCTTTTCCTCGGGCGTCAGGTCTTCGAGACCCGTTTCCTCGGGGACCGTCGCGGCCGGCGCGGCCTCCTGCGCCGTGGCCACCTTCTCAACCGGCTTGGTTGCAGCCGCAGCCACGGGGATCGTCAGTCCCTCCAGCGGAATGGGCTTGTCGCCCAACGCCGCCAGTTGCTCGAAGGCCGCTCCGAAGTCGTCCATGCTTTCCTTGGTCTCTTGCGCGGTCGCCATTTACCTACTCCACCATGGTTCCGGCTATGGGCCGGGTGATCAGTCTCAGGAGGTTCGCGTACGCGGCTGCCTCCCCCTGCTTCTTCATAAAGCCTTCCTGTGGCACTGTCACCAGCTCAGCCTTGCTGTCCTCCAGGCATATCCCCAGGAGCTGGACTACCCATCCCACCTCCGTTGTTTGCTTGTGCAGTTGGAGCTGCCGGATCAGCTCCGACCTGTCCTTGCGGGTTGAGATTGACATTGTTCAGTCCCTTTTCGAGTAGGTCGAGCACCGCCTTGACGGTCGCGGCGTCCGCCGTGGCCGTGTTTTTCTGCCCCTGCGAAATGTTCTTGAAGGCGTCGGACAGGAGCTTGCGCACCGTCGCCTCCTGAACCTGCTGCCGCTGATCCTGCTGCTGCTGGGCCTGCTGATCCTGCTGGGCCTGCCGCCGAACAGCCTCTTCCTTGCTGACCAGGACATCCCCCATGTCGCGAGATTTGATCCGCACCTCAATGAGTTTGCGCGCGTCGATATGGATCATTTCCTCGGGCTTGAGCGTGGCCGTGAGCTGATCCGCCTGGATGCAGCGCATCTCCTTGGCGATCAGTGACGTCGCCCCGCGCGCGATCACGTCGTAGTCGCCCTCGGGCGTCTGGGCCACGTTCAGCTTCTTGTTGAACTGGACGACGCTCTCAATGACCGACTGCGTGAATGCGTCGAACGCACGCACGATGTCCTTGAACGGCAGCGCCGCGTCGCCGCGCAACATTGACGCGCCGGCCGCCGTGCGCATGGGCTCGCTCGGGCTGTTGGCCATGTCGCCGCCCGTCATCGGCCCCACGAACGTCTCCGCGTCCGCGAACTTCATGAACAGCTCAATGATCTTGGTTAGCTCCGGTAGATGGCTGTCGATCCCGACATTGCGCACGGCGGGGAACTGGGCCGTCGCGTCGCTGCCCTCGCGATACCACACCTTGTACGCGGACGTGGATGTCAGGTCTTGATCCTGCCGCAGAAGGTCCGTGTTCAACTCCAGCTGGGGTCCGCAGACGACCGACGCGTTGTCGAGCAGCATGCGCGTCGCGGCGCTGATCGCCATCTGGCTGTCACGGATGGCGTTGGGCAACCCGAAGCCGATGGGCGAGGTGTCATCCTCATCGAACAGGAATACGTGGGTGGTCTTGACGTCGGCGTCGAGCATCCTCCACGGGTTGATCGTCGCCCGGATCACGTTGCCGTCCAGCATCCCGATCTCGGCGTCGAGATCGTCCGCCAGTTTGTCGTCCGGGACGTCGCAGCCCGCGAGACGCAGATACTCACCCGACACCGCGCCGTGCCAAGTGATCATCTCGTACTTCATCGTCTCGGACTTCATCTCGTTGACGTTGACCTTGACGCCCATGGCCCGCAGCTCGGTCTCGAACGGCTGAGCGCGGTAGTTGCCCTGCGGGTTGCGCTGAAGAAATGTCCTGATCTGATCCGGGAAATAGTCG